ATATTCGCCAAACTATTACCGATCCAAAACAGAATCGGAACAAACATAATCAAAATCCATTCAATCATTTCACAACCCTCACAATTACCATTTCCTTACCAATGCGTCCGGTGACTGCAACCTCCTTGGCTGCAATATTCACAAGGGACTTTTTCAACTTAACCTTACCACCTTTCACAACGTCATCAAGAACCTTCTTGCAATACGATTCACGAATCTTCTTCTTGAATGACTGATCAGCATCAAACTCTTTGAGTGTGCTTCCCTTCACAGACATACCAATATCAGAAATATACTTGTGCATGAATCGCGTTTTGGTATCAAACACCCAGACCTGAGTTGCACCAATGATATCAGAAGACTTAACACTCTCAATACCAAAGTCTTCGTCAGACTTCTTGAAGTTCAATGACTTCACAAGATCCTTCGGTGACTTGACCTTGCGCTTGCGAGCCTTGCGCTTTCCTCGACTCTGCTTCTGCCATTCGCGACAATCGTTGATGATGTTCGCAAGAAAAGCAATCAGCTTACGTTTACGGGGCTTGGTCAGAAAAGCATAACCCTCAACCAATTGATCATCATCTCCACGAAGTGCTTCCTGCAATTCTTCGTAGATCGGCTGAAAGTGGTCAATGAAATACTTCATATAACCACCCTTAATTTCAGCCTGCTGAAGATAATCAAAAGTGCTGAACTTGCTCTTGCAGTTCGACTCAATGAAATCATCAAGCTCACCTTCGATGTGACCAATGTGTTCACTCGCAGCATTGCGTGTGCGTTCTTGAATAGAAACAACAGGAGCAGAACTCTTTGCCTGCTTCTTTACCTGCTTCTTCCCAAGAGCCTCATTGCCATCGACAATCAACTTGGCAACATATTCATCCAACTTGATCTTGTATCGCTCAAGGACAGAGGGAAACTCAAGACCGTTCGATGCCATCTTCGCAACAAAACCATAAGTCGTCTTGATACTCGATGCGTCGAGCGCAGAGATCGCAGCAGCATCATTCTTTGAACTAACATACTTTGTCAGAAAGTCCTGAGCATTATTATTGGAGTAGTTGTAATTGTACCAGTTAAGAGCATTACCAAAACGAGAGTTCAGATCCTCGTCTTTAAGGTCATACTGATCGTCCCAATCGGGCTCCGATCCCTGAAGCTCATATGCCTTCGGAATCTTCGATGCCTTGCGTGCCATTTGATTATACCTTTCAGTTCGGGGTGTTCTTCCCAGCGTCTCTAGAGTATAGCACTCTGAGGTGTGGTGTCAACACCCAATCCAAAAATAATCGAAAAAAAGTTTTCATCTCTGATTATATTGAAATTGGACATATATGTAGAAGATACTTAAATATAAATTTAGTCACCTTTTATGATCCGATAGCTATCTTCATCAAAATGTTCCGTAGAAAATTCAAAAAGTTCAGACTCTTCTAATGCTTCCATCTGATGTCTCAAACCGGGATACACATAAAAATTATCACCGGGATTTAAAACTAATGATTCAGACTCGGAAATGTCATCATTATCAGAATATCGAACAACCATTTTTCCTGATTGCAAATAGAACGTCTCGTCCTTCAGTTTGTGGTAATGAAAGGAACACCTTTTGCCCTTTTCAAAGAAAAGCAACTTACCACAATATTCAGATTTATTCACAATCCACTTTTCATATCCCCAACCTTTAGTCACATGTATCATTTCTCACATTCCCTCAAAAAAATTAACAAAATTCTGCATGTGGTTCTGGATTGAATACTGCTGAACCTTAACGTGAGCAAAATCTATATTTGGAATTGCTACATTCAAATCATTATTGACAGACTCCGGTGCCAAAATCTCTGGAGCAAGACCAACGTTTGTTGAAATGATTGGTGTTCTTGTCATCGCACATTCTGGAACGGCTTGTGGTCCACCTTCTATTCTTGAAGATACCACATACAAGTCGAGGCAATTATACAGTTCATTGAGAGTCTCGAAACTGCAACGATCAAAATAATGATATTTGATACCCGCATCATTCAGCCTCTTCATTACATACTGCCTTCTCCATCCAGCCAAAACAACTTCAAGGGTTTTTCCAACAGATTCCTGCATTCGCTCCATATAATCACAGAACAAATCTGGACCTTTTACAAGTTTGGGGGAAATCAGATCGTGTCCCTCAGTGTCTCTTTGAAATGACCCAACCAAAATATTTTTTTCGTCTGGAAGATTGTGCTTGCGTCTTAACGTATTAGTTGTATCGGAAGTGACCTTCCAAATATTTTCGTTGACCCAAAATGTAATAGGAGTTATTGGTTTATTTGTATATCCCGATAAAACGTCAGCAGTTTTTAGCGAAACAGTATGGTATTGATTTACTAAACAATCTTTAATTTTAAAATCGTTAAAATCAAATTTATCTGGTGCAATATGATGAACAGTATTGACAACAAACTTTTCTCTAAGATATTTTTCTGGAATTTCTCTCCATGTGTACCCATCAAGCAACCAGATAATGTCTGCTTCATCCAAAGAGTTTGTAGTAATAGAGCTATTGTAATAATCAAACTCCGACTTGTATCTATCAATAATCCAATTTTCATTTGGAGCTTTTGTGAATATCTTCATATTTACTCTCTTGTCAGTAACACCTGACCATATTTAATTTTCTCGTCTGTGTATCCACGATCATCAAAAAATATTCTTCGATCCATGATAATCAATTCTTTAGATTCATCTTCAATTTCATCAATCACCTCGTTGCATTGAATTTCTGAAGAAACACCTTTCACCTCATTGTAATCATCAAACAATAAAAGACGCTCATATCTATGTTCGCATAATTCCCAATCCCTCTTAACTGCCTCGTAACGATGATCGCCATCAATGTATACAAAATCAAACTTATCATCATGCTCAAACAAATAATCCTGCGAGGGCTTGTTGACAAAATTAATCATATCAAACCACTCCTTTGGAAATATTTGCTTTAACATAGTAATATGATTCTGGTCAAAGGTTGGATCAACTGTAGTAATCTCCCCTCCTCCGTTTTCATGCATTGCCATTGCGGCACAAAGTGTTCCGTATCCTCTACCAAAACCAATCTCCAAAAAAGACTTAACATCATATTCTTGAATTAAGGCAGATATTAAAAGACCTCTTTCATAATTTGGTCGAAAGAATGCCCCAGCAGTTTTATATAAATCCGAATCTCTCCCGCGTTGCTTCTTTGCACAATACTCCCCAATAAGATCAAAATCACCCAAAACAAAATCATCAAGACTGAACCCAAGTTCGTCTATTTTTTCCTGAATAAATTTCCTCTGCATAATATACTCCTATAAAAAATTCTTATGTTCTGGCTGAATCTTTATAAAATCGTCCAGATATTCATTTAAATTATCACCCACACACAAATGAGGACACTTTGATACATCAAGAGTATCTACTAACTCATTTCTTTTTGGTCCTTGCCATATATCAATGAACGACTCGTCTTTAATATTACCGATCCATCCAGATTTCACGCCCGACAATGAACAGCATATATAAACATCTCCAGTTGCAGTTATTGACGTTGCCTTAAACGCCTGAGCGTGACATCGAGTATAACTTCTAGTGGTTCCCTCGCCGTTAATAATTTTATTAAATTTACCCTCATCAATTATTACACTAAACGCATCATCCTGATATGACTTTGCCTCATCGAATATTGCATTCCACTCAATCTGAGATATCGACTCATAATCATAAAGAAACCCAAAACTTGGTCTAAGTTGAGAGTAGTCTATTCCAACAGTTTTGCATACCTCTATAAATCTATATAATTGCCTATCCATATCTTGGTGTTGATTGGTAATGTAACCTGCACCCAGTGTGGTTTCTAAACCTTGTTCAGTTTTGATCCGAACAAGCTCTTTAAGATTTGTGATGGTTAGATCAAAATTAGCTGCAAGCCCATGTGTTCTTTTGTGAGTATCTTTATCGTATGCATCGAGAGAAACACGAATCCATGTAAACATAGAAAGCAATTCTTCCATATTCCACTTATGAAATCTAGATCCGTTGCATATGAGCCCAATCTCAAATCCTTTAGAATGAGTCATTCTAATGATTTCATCAAACTTCTTATGCACAGTTGGTTCGCCGCCTCCAGTATAATTGATACCAGAAACACCACATAATTTTAAATCGTCAAGAAGTGTAGACAACAACTCAACACTAAGATGATTGTTATCATTTTCAATCAAATCAAAATCAATACAGCCGGGGCAATTGTGATTGCATACGTTTGTCAAATCAATCTTGACTGTAATTGGACCAGAAGTATCTCCAGTTCTAAGCCATTCCCCAAATTTTTCTGGGTGATGTAATACTTTATTACTCTTCAAAAAACTCATAAAAATTCTTCAACCTTCTCGACAAAATAATCAACAATTGCTTCTGGTGTCCAATACAAATCAAAGTAATCCTTTGCCTTGTCTCCCCACTCTAAACGGTTATCAATTATAGTTTGATATTCATCTTCCCATCCATCTGTTTCAAAATCAACCTCGGGAATATAGTCTTTCCAAGAATAACCATTATCATATGTAGTCTTTCTAATCACAATACAATTACCAAGAAAGCAATGGTCAAGCATACGAGACGTATATTCACCAATACCCGGAGGATTGATTATCGTTTTACATAAATGACTACTCTCTATATATTCATCATAAGAAACCATCTTGTGATCCATAGAAAATTTACTGTCTTTAATTCTATTAAACATGTTTGGTCTACTATAATTATCGTAAAATCCCATATCTTTTCCATCTGATCCGAACATTACATCAGGCCATGAGATCAGGGGATTGGATTGACTTGGTTTAGGATAGGTATACTTAGAAGTTCCTGCATAAAAACCAATATCATATTCCTTTTTAGTAGATCGTGATTTTTCTATCAAGACATCTCGTCTACTACGCAAAGAATTAAAATTAGAATTAAACGGCATCTTAAAAAACGGCAAGACAGTTCCATTATTTTCCTCTGCCGCACGAACAATATCTAAACTTCTCGTTGGAGAAAATGCAGACTTAAAAAATAAGAAAGGCTTTCCTTTTGTCTCTTCAATAATTTTAAAAACCCTACCGCAATACTCATTAGATTCCAAATCTTCATTCACGCCATCAGAAGTGTCAATATAAACATTCAGGTCTTTTCCATAAAGAGTTGCTGTTTTTTTAACCTTTTCTGAACCCGAATACTGAACTAATCCTGTAGACCTCAACTCATTATCTATATAAGAAAATCTAGTTCTGTCATAATATAACTTAAACATATACCCTCCACTATAATGGAACAATAGAGCGAACACATGTGCTACAAGGAATCATTTCAGAACGGGCTCCTCTCGACAATATTTCAGTAGCCCGTTTCATCCGATCACCATACCAAACCTCAGAAATAGAAGTATCTAAGACGTTTCCCAAAGAATTCCGAACATGAGCGTCATCACAACAAATCGGAACCTCTCCATCATAACGTATATTCAACTTAGAATGTATCTTACTACAGTCTGCTGTAAGCGGAACCTCGTCATCCAATTTATGATTTTTGCCCATAAATTTATTTTTTCTATCAATAAGACCCGCCCTGTTGCCAAAATTAAAATACTCCCCCGTCAACCTATACGCATCTTTCCGTATCCCAAGACTAGAAAGATATGCATCCCACTCACCCATAAGTTTACTTCTTCCCTCCATATCCTTATAATCATAAAGAGATATGCAAACCAAATCATTCACTCTAAATACTTCTTTCGCCAATTCACTGTCCTGTAACATTGCATCCCCATTTGTGGTTACAACAACTCTAAGTTTTCGGCTTTTTGCATATTCACTAAAATATATCAACCGATCATCAGACACAGGCTCATTATAAAAAACAAACGAAACTTCTGCATTAAATCCTTGATCAACATTTTGATCAATTAAGGAAATTACATTTTCCGTACTCATAAATTTAGTAAGCAATTTTTGCCTTTTTGTGTCTTGTCCTCCATCCACCCATCTACTAACATCGGTCCCTCTTGGACAGAATACACACTTCCTATTGCAATCAGAATTGATTTCTATTCTTATTTTTTTGAATTTTGAAATATTCATTTTACACCACTCGCAACTAACATTAGTCTTCTAGACCACTTAAACAATTTATTTTGTGAACGTATTGGTGTCAATGGACCAATTATATCGCACGGAACATTTAGAATCGGATACTTCCACACCAAAGGAAGTTCTCTCATCTTAAAAACATTTACATCATTAAAACCATATACTTTATGAATAGTGTCTAATGATATTTTAGTAAATGGTCTTCGATGAGTATAATCATCATAGTAAGTACGATACTGAGTATCCCAATCTGGCACAAGACTTATAAGAATTCCTCCGGGCTTTAAAACTCGATAAGACTCCTGCATAAAATTTTCTGGATGATACATATGTTCCAAAAAAGATTTAGAATATATAACATCAAAAAAGTTATCAGAATATGGCAATCCATCCTTTTCAATGTCACCAACTTCAATCGGAATTTCAGGTAGATATGAAGGGGCTTCATCAGAAATATCCATACCGTAGGGGATTAGCCCAAGACTTTTAAAATTTTGCAACATTTCGCCTCGACCAACACCCGGCTCCAACATCTTCATTCCGGGCTTGAGGTTGAATTTGTCAAAAAGATGCTTCGCCAGCTTCATGGGATAATCCGTATAAGGTCGAACATTTTCATCGTACATAACTGAAAGATATTTACTCACATCAACATTCCTCCATTAACTCCAAACACCTGACCCGTGATATAAGAACTTTTATCAGAACACAAAAATTCAACAACACCAGCAATATCTTCCGGCTTTCCGTCACGACCCATAGGCACTTTTTCTATTAAGGTATTATAATACTCCCGACTTGAAAATTTTTCATGCTGCTTTGTCCACACAATTCCCGGCGCAATTGCATTTACACAAATATTTTTTTCGGCAAGTTCTTTGGATAAAGATTTTGTCATAGTATTTACTGCCGCCTTTGACGCAGCATATGCCATTCCTCCGGGGGCACCCCCTGTAGTTGCTGATATAGAACTTATATTTATTATTCTACCACCATCATTGATAATCGGAATCCCATACTTACACATCAAAAATACACTCATCGTGTTTAAGTTAAATGTTTCAATCCAATCATCTTTATCATATTCTGTTGTTGGGCTGAAAGACACGTTTCCTCCAGCATTATTTATCAAAACATCAAAAGGCTCAATCGAATCAAAAAAAGTAGCAACAGCACTTTCATTCGTCACATCAACTCGGTGTGTCTTTACTCGACAACTCTCCAACTCTTTAGCTGCATCAACACTACTAAAATAAATTAAATCAATATCATTGGATAATAAAGCATTAACACACGATCTACCTATTCCTGTTGCGCCGCCCGTTATAACTACTCGCACTTCATTCCCTTCGCAAGATAACCACCATCAACATAAATATCCTGCCCTGTTATATAGGTAGAGGCTGATGATAATAAAAACACAACTGTTCCGACCAAATCTTCAGATTCGCCCCACCTACCAAGTATGGTGCGGTCTTCTATTTCTTGCCTTCGATTTTTCCAACTGCCCCTTGTCATATTAGTTCTTATATAGCCGGGTCCAAGATTGTTAACACGGATTTCATACTTACCCAAATCTAAAGCGAGAGACTTCGACAGTTGCTTCAATCCACCCTTCGTCGATACATAAGCCGGATTATTGGGAAATGCCATCTCAGAATTTAGACTTGTTATGTTGACAATAGAACCTCCACCAATTTTCATATGTCTTGCTGCTTTTCTGGATAATTCGTAAGGAGCTTTTAGATTTATACGGTAAGTTTTATCCCAATCATCTTCTGTGTACTCAAACAAATCATTGACAAAAGTAACTCCTGCACAATTCACCAACCCATCAATTTTGCCTGAATGGCGCAATGCGCTTCTAACAAGATCGTCCAGATCTTCGTTTTTTGTGACATCACATTCCGGCAAATCCGCCCTTTCGACAATAGCACCAAGTTTTTCCAATCCATCTGATATTGCCGAACCATTTCCACCAGACGATCCTGTCACTATTACAACTTTATCTTTAACCGAGAATAATTCCATCATACTAAACCCTTCTCCAAATAATATTCTGCTAGAGTAAAATCAATTGGGTAATCTATATCATGACCCACAACTTCATCAACCTGTTTGAGATATGGATTATCTCCAATTCGTCTTCCATAATTTTCAAACAATTCTTTCTTAAAAACATAAAGACCGCTAGTCTCCACTAAAACTGGATTGAGATCCTGCGTGAAAGGTATAGTTTTTGTTGGATCATAATTTAAAGGTTTCCCATCATACCAGCAAAAAGATTGGGAAGCCTTTACCGCAAGACCAGAATCATATTCCCCAGATTCAACATTATCAATAATATCATCGACCACTTCCCTTGTAATAAAAGGAGAAGTGACGCAAAAATACAAAATAAATTCACTGTCTATATGCTTAATTGCTTCTGTCATAACAGTATTGAAGGTTACGTCACCATCTAGAAACTTATCCCTTTGAACAAAGGTATAATCAACATCAGGACTCACGGTATCTTTTATAAAATCCTCAGAAGCAAATACAAGTATCTCGTCAATTCCTTCTACCTTATTCATTGTCGATAAAGAGTAATCAAACAAAGGTCGCCCCTGCAAAGGCGAAACACTTTTTCTAGGAACACGCTTACTATCTAACCGAATAAATGTCACTGCTTTCATTATATAATATCTCCCACTGATAGCTCATATATGTAGTAGCCTTTGAATCAAGTCCCTATGTGGATTGTCATTCAACACAAAACTTGTCTGGGCTCTTTCTCTAAATTCATTATCGACCAAAAAACTTTTTACTGATTGTGTTTCATATTTTTGATCATAGAGATTTGTTGTATTTTTCAAATTATCATAAAAATATGGAATACCCCAAGATAATGGATGTTTTTCTTTTAGCTTTGACCTGTAATGATTATTTAAATGTTTTGATAAAAATACAAAAGAATTTTTAGACAAATCAATTGCATCCAATGTGGTTGTTGTAACATTAAATGTGCAAGTTAAATCACAATTTTCAATCAAATAATACAAACTAGATGGGTAGTGCAAGTCTTTCGTTATAACCAGATCGACCAAAGACTCAACTTCATTGACATAATTTTTATCATACCTGTCTTGTGCAGGATACCCTTTCTCTCGCATTTTATACGCTATAGAATATCCCATTGATTTTAATGATTGCACAACCTCTAAAACAAACGGTAAATTATTTTTTTTATCTTGGGGGTTTCTAGCCCAAGTTTCTGGTATAAAGCAAGTTTTTTCTTTTTTACAAAATTCAACAATATCATCTCCCAGACAAGGTGTGTGTCCAGCACCCACATACCTCAATAGCCCAGAATAATCAGCAGTATTATTATTCATAAACCCTATAACACCATTAACATATCTGGAAAGCGTTAAGAAATTATCATATTTTGGGTGGGTTTGTTGGGGCTCCCACAAAAATACCACAGACTTATTTTTTTCAACAACTGGTGTCCAATAAGCATATTTCAAATTCTTAACAATTCTAGTAAACACTAAATTTGGATTAATTTTTTGATAATCGCTTAAATACTTCGTCTCGTCGTTCTTTGTATATTTGTGAATTGAATATTTTTTTTCTAGACCATTCAACGAAAATACCCTGTCAAAATAATCTTCAAAATCATGCAATGAATAATAATAAAAATTCCTTTTCTCTGAAGTGATGTCAAAGACCATAATATGTGCATGAATGTTTGCGCGAACGCATTCTAATATCAGCCCAGTATATTCTTGTATATCAGTAGTGTTTACATAATAGAAACAAAAACTTTTTTCAGCCATTACACAATCCGATTCACTAAAGAGTATATGTATTTCAAGTCAGTATAAACTGCACTCAATTGGTGTTCGGAAATATCACTAAACCCAATATCCAAATCGCTAAAGTCTAAAAAATTCATACTATCTGGATGTTCTAAATTTCCCGAATTGTATATATCAATAGCATGTTTTATTGCTTTCTTATATATTTCAGGAGCATAATTCTCAATAAAGGATAAATCATATAAATGCCGGTGGCTTCGTTTAAGACGATTAAGAAAAGAATTGCAAACCTTGCTGGGATATTGTTCATATTCATGTAAACTGGTTATAACTTTTACAGACTTCAGCTTTACTAAATCATTGTTAACAAGATACCTAGAAAATTCACTTTCTGGTTTTTTTGAATTTGATATAATGCCATGATTATTAGCCAATACATCGACTGCCACTTTTGGGATGAGATGTGGAGTTCCATGCCTGCGCTTATTCATAAAATAGTCAAAATATTGCCCCTCAATCCAATAGGGAATTCCTGATTTTATTTTGCTTACAATTTTTAAAATTCCATCAAATGGAATCAAATCAGCATCCGCTCTAATAAAATAATCCAATCCGCTAGAAGATGCATGTTCGGCAAATTCAATGTATTTGTCCTTGAACGAACTAGAATCCTCTAATACCACAACATTTTCAAATCCAAGTTTTTTGTAGGAATAAACACAAAGGTCTTTGGTTCTTTCTTGCGTGGAGAATATGTAAACCGGAATGTTATCTACCATGTAATATAATACCCAAATACCTTTCAATTACATTTTCAATGCGTTCATTGTAATTTAAAACTTTCGTTTTATATTTTTCATAATCTTCAACACACTTGGATAACTGGCGAATTAAAGAATCTATAGAATCATATTCCAACCCATAATCGGAACAATATTCAACGATACTACCACCAGAATCTCTATAGAGAACCGGAAGACCTGATGCCATCGCCTCTAAAACATGATTTGCTCCCGCTTCTTCTTCGGAAGCCGTAAGGTATATATCGTATGTTGGTAGAATAGTCTTTAACTCACTTTTATCCTTTGGTGGAATATAGTTTATTCCCTGTAAATTATAGTCGCTAGAGTATCTCCCAATATATGTAAATTCAACATCAAAAGGATTTATCCTAGCAAACTCAGAATATAGATCAAACCCTTTTCTTATATTATCAGACCAATGATGCGTAACTACACGAACGGGCTGATTTGGAACAATTCGACGAGTCCTCTCTTCATAGAAACAATCTAATGGAGCATTTGAAATAATTATCGAATTCATTTGATCATCAATATAATCAGATGCCCATTGGCTCGGAAAAATACAAAAATCAGAATAAACCACACTATCCCTGATAAGCTGTGTAAGTTGAGGTTTTCCGTGTGTTCCCACATCACCAACCCTTTGAACTATCTTCGATCCATGTTTAGTTTTATGATTCAAATAGTCTTGATACCAAAGCCCTTGATGGTTTGGTCGTGGGTCCATACAAAAAATAATATCAACATCGTCAGTTAAATCAAAAGTCACTTTATCAGCTAATGAAGAAACTAATGAAGATAATAATTTATTGCCGCCGCCCCAAGGACCGGAAACTGGTTTTTGGTTGAAAAATATTTTCATTTGTCACCACAAATCACAATTCTTCTTTAGTCAAAACACCAACAACATTTTTATTGGACAGTATTGCAATATGTCGAATATTGTTATTATCAAAAACAGAAAATACATCTTCATAAGTAGACGAAGAGTCTAAACTAACACCATCAAAATTCATAAACTTAGCAATTGGTTCATCGAGATGTTCTGAAATATTGAAATCGCCATCTACCATAAGTCTCTTAAAATCGCCCAATGTATAAATTCCGGTTTCACCATCAACACAACTCACAACACTATCTTTTTTATATTTTGTCATGTGAACTACACAATCCTTCAATGACGTAGTTGAATCAACCACGCAATCATTATCAATGTCAGACTCATGAATAGTTTGCATAGTTCTTATATCATCCTCAAATTCCTTATAACCAGAAGATGTTAATGGGTGACTAAACATCTTGTCTAAGACTGCGGCTGGAACTGTTACAACATCGGCTCCAATCATAAATGCACGTTCAACATGCTGCGGGTGACGAACACTCGATACCATAATTTTAGTATGGATATGGTCGAACTTTTTATATGAATTAATAATTTTTTCTAGATTGTCAAATGCATCATGACCAACATCGTCAAGCCTTCCAACTAGGGGGCAAATATAGTCAGTGTCAACAGAACTAGAAAGCAGAGATTGATTGAGAGAAAATATTAGATGCAGATTAGTTCTAAGACCCTCTCTCTTTAAAAACTTTACAGCTTGAACTCCACTTGGGCTAAATGGAACCTTGAATACTAGGTTATTGTCAAGAGAATCATGCCGGATTCGCTTTGCGTTATTAATAATTTCAATCGCATTATCGCCGAATGCCTCCACATGAATTTCTCCAATGGGCATAACATCTCGGATTTTCTTGATCATATCAATATCATCAGACATGCCAAACCTCTTTGCTAAGGTTGGATTTGTCGTTACACCAAAAAGTAACCCAAGTTTATAATATTTACTTATAATTTTAGTATCAATCGTATCTAATAGTAATCTCATCTAGTCCTCCAAACATCCATATTTGAATTCAACAATTCATATAATGAACTTAATTTAATACTCGTAGTGCCGTCAGACAGGGCATTCTCTGGATCATCATGAACCTCCATAAAAATTCCATTAACACCAATCGCTAAAGCGGCGCGAAGATATGGTTCAGCAAACTGAATTTTTGAACCAGAACTTCCCCCAGAACACCCATTTTGCAAAGAATGACCCACATCAAAAATAACCGGAGCATATTCACTCATGACAACTAGATTCCTAAAATCAACAATATAGTCACCATAACCAAAAGTGTTTCCGCGCTCTGTTAAAAAAACCGAACCATTTCCACTGTCTATACACTTATCAACCATTTTTTTAGTGTCATGCCCAGAAACAAATTGAGCTTTTTTAATATTCACAATCTTCCCCGTTTCTGCGGCTGCTACAAGTAAATCTGTTTGCCTAGATAAAAAAGAAGGAATTTGCAACACATCAACACAATCCTGTAATGATCTAGCTTGCCACGACTCATGAAAGTCTGTTAAGACGGGAATTTTAAGTTCGTCCCTAATTCTAGAAAAAATCTTTAAAGATTTGTCTAAACCCAATCCTCTATAATTAGTTAAGGCTGTTCTGTTCGCTTTATCAAACGATGCTTTAAATATATATTCGATGCCTAGTTTATCGGCGATATTCTTAATATTCTCAGCCATAAACATGCAATGGTCTTCGCTTTCTATCACACAAGGACCAGAAATTAAAAATGGCTTCTCCACATTTAACAAAGAATTATAATCAATCAAGTCGCACTCTCCCACCAACCCATTCATTTAAACTTATTGCTTTATCATCTACAATAATATCACAAACAGGTTTGCCTAAAATCAATTCATGATACATCACGCCCCAATCATCTAATTGATTGACAGTAAATTCCCTCCAATCAATTCCGGTCGCAGAACCCCTTCCAGTAAATATCTTAATAGTGTTTCCATCTTCATAAAGTTTATTAACCACATCAATACTCTTTTGATTAGGCACCGAGTTTTCATAATCACCTAAAGTTTCATTACAAAGTATTCCGTCTATATCTATTGCATATATCATAAAAATTCCAATCAGTTTTTTGATAAAATATCACTGATAGTGTAAAAATCATCTTTACTATCTATGACACCATCATATTCAATATCTAAACACTCCTTTAAGTATCCACGCAATGATAAATTTAAGTCTCGTCTTGATGTTTCGAGCGGCTTCCACCATGCATCTAATGAAAATTTCTCATACCATTCCTTTTTACCATCAAATACAAAACCAAAACTACCAAAACTATCCAAATCAATGAATGATATTTTATTCTCAAACAATACTAGGTTGGAAGGAAAGAAGTCCAAAAAAGTTCCATGAACTCTTAAAGAGTTTTCAATCACCCGAGACAAAAAATCTAATCGCTGTTTTTTTGTAGTATGCTCAATCAAACCCCTCCAGTCTTTTATGCCATGCTGAACAATTTCTACACCCTCTTTTAATATATAGCCTCTTTGACCAGTGTCATCATATATAGTTCCTGCCATTACAGGACAAATAAAATCATCATAAAATCCACAGTCTAATGCAACCTTTACAACTTCAGATTTTGTCCATTCAGGAACCCAAATTTTATAATAAAATGAACCGTCTTTATAGACTGCCCGTTCTCTTTTTTTTCTCACACATGTATGTAGCTTATTTTCGATGTCACCAATATAAAATTCATTAACTTTCATTTAAAACTAATTCCCATCTCTACATCAAGTTTAGTTCCTTTTTTAGCCCGAAATCTTTTTGCTTTACCCGGATATGAATCCGGTTTATCCTTCGGACCTTTGTTATGAACAATTAATGAATTACGATTTTCTTTTCTCTCGGAAAGATGATCATTTAAAAATGAAGCATAAGTAATTTCATTTTTGTCGAAATGATATTTCTCAATCATTTTATCCAATGCATGTTGTTCAGAATACCAAGCCAAACCAATATCAGGATTACCATCCTCACAAAAGTTCACTGTGACATCTTGCCATTCATTAACAATATTAATAGTTTTTCTGTTATTTTTAATCCAAATCAAACCAGCATTACATCGAAACTCTTTCGATTTAATACTCCTAGAAGGGTTTACTACAAAATCATAATCATCAACAAAATAAAAAAGGTCATCGAGATTGTCTTTAATCACCATGTCACCATCGAGATACAAAACATCATATTCTTCATCCATTGATTTTTTTATAAACAAAGGTCTGCAAATACTAGATGCATATAGAGCCTCTAACGAGACATCATCAAATTCCTTTTCGTGATTATACACTTTTAAATTATTGTGCATTTTTTTAAGTTTGATGATATCATTTTCAGATAAATTTATTCCATAAAATTCAAATAAAATTTCTGGATGGTATTTGAATGCTGACGAAACTAATTTTTCAGCAACCGGGATATAGGGTGAGTTTGATATTGTCAAAAAGCACTTATCGCTCATTTCCATTTCTCCTCTGAACCTTTACAAATTGCAAAGCCCCCCATTCAAATTTATCAACCACACCCAAAAAATTAATATCCCAAACAGCCCTATCTAAATTATCAACAACAGGATTACATCCCCAAGATATTCCCCTCTTATCTGCTACAACATAATCATCAAAAATAATTACTGTGTCGTCATTAATCAACTTTTGTACATTTTCCCAATCAGACAAAACTGTTTCTTCAGAATGACCACCATCAACAAATATAAAATCAAAAATAAATCCCAGATGTGTTTCAACAAAATCTGGAAGAGTTTTTGATGTGTTCCCTTTTATAAGATTGATTTTAGCCCCTGTTGTTTCGGATAACAAATTATATATTTCTTTTTCTGATCGAGGCATTTTTGCCATTTCATTTTTATGTAATTCTGGAGTCATGCCTTCAAAAATATCAAATCCATAAAAATTTACATTATTGTTTTTTTTCAGTGCGGCATTAATCATTCTAAGTGAACTTTTTCCTTTATGTACTCCAATTTCCATAATTTTAGTACAGGATTTCATTTTCACAATTTGAGACTTTAATTGTTCATATCTTTTTATCACTTAATAACCTTTCCAAAGAAATTTAAATACTCATTAGAAACAAAGTCCATTGAAATGTCTTTTCCTTTAGCTAGAGACAAATCAACTTGACTAAAGTCTAGTATAGATTCAACATTGCATTTAAATGGAACAAAATCCCACTCGTCTTCAACAATCACAGTCGAATCGGAGCCAGCAACTTCAACAGTTCCACCCAAAGAACTACAAATAATATGACAACCAGCAGCACGAGCATCTACCACAACATTTGGACAATTATCAAATCTTCCAAGATGAATAAAATAATCAGAAGCTCGATACAAAGAATACAATGAGGGTATGTCCAACTCTCCAACAAAAACAATCTTGATTGGATCTGGGTTGACAAAATCTCTCACATCTCCAGCGACACAAAGAATATCATTATCACCTGAATGTTCCTGAAAGTATCGAATGTTTTCGCCAAGCCTCTTGATATATCTCTGGGAACCATCTTCATAAAACCAACTAGAAGCACACGACCAAACCTGATCGTATTTTTCAAGACCCGTTGCAGGAGCAGTTTTTTGAATCGCATCCACATCCGCACCATTGTGAATAATCGCATAGTTTTCTGCCGGTCCAAAAAAAGACTCAACAAGTTTCTTACTCCACCCAGACTGAAATACCACACCATCAGCAATATCATATGTTGCCTTGATCGGAGCATTTAATTCAACATAGTTTTTGAGTGTATCATAATAGATGCCATCTAGCCTCTGAATCAAAGGCAAACCATGATGTCTCTGTGATGCAATGACAATAGACAATTGAACCTGAGATTCAGATAGAGTGGGATTAATCGTATGACCATTTTTACGAAGATGATTTGCCAGTTTTCTACCAAACCAATGCGGACCAGCAGTAGAATTCCAATCTACATTATCAAATAAAATATTCATTCCAATTCGCCCAGCTTACTATCTATTAGAGAAAAAATATCAACATTCCTTTCTGGTTTCCACTCAGAGTATCTAAGAATTTCAATATTATTATAGGTTAACAGATCATCATATTCAGCAACATTTTCTTTAAGCTCTTCAACCTTTTCAATATCATGACCAGTTCCTAAAAATATAGAAAAATGATCACGCAAACCCGATTCGATTATATCCCTAAACAAAAAATATTCGGCTCCTTCAATATTCGCCTTTAATATATTCAACGAATTTTTCAGTTTAATCTCATTTTCTGCCAGCCATTCAGAAAAAACAATACCACGAATATTTTCATAATCATCGAGTAAAATATTATTCTTTGTAGAAAAAATAGAATGTCCAACAGTATTTGGTGAATGGTATAACCGGACATCCTCTCCATGTTTTTCTGAAATCGCACCATGAATTATAGACACATTATCATTAACAGAAAAAAATTGATTTAGATTATTCCAATATGGATAAGACGCTTCAAACCCATATGCCGAATAGTCGTCTACGCCCAAGGAAGGAAAGTAATGATTAACCATCCAATGCAACTCTTCTCCACTACAAAGACCAAAATCAAAATAATTCACATGCATTAAAGCCGATCCTTCTTCTCATGGTTATTACGAACACGATATGCCATTTCAATTTGCTCTTCAGGTTCAACCTTATGAACGTTCATTGGATTTTCGTCGTTGTAGATATATAGGATATCTGAAACAAACCGAATTCGTTCACACGCCATTTCCATCATCGGAAACATCAAAGCCTGATCATACGCATAGCGATAGAAGTTTCCATCCTCGTCAGATAGATCATCCTTAGTCAAGCGTTTTGCTAACTTCGCTTTGAATGTCCGAAGATGACTTGCTCTCCACTTCGGATCTTTTCTAAAGTCTCCCGACTCGATGATGTCTTTTGGATATTCGTCTACATGAAAACTAGAATCATGACCGGATGGATACACCTGATAGCTTCCGTAAGTCAGCCAACAATCAGGATCTTGATATAATTCATTCAATCGTGACAGCACATGCGAATTTGAAAGCCAGTCATCACCATCAAGAGTGATAAACACATCATCGTCTGCAAGGTCATCAACCCATTTTGAAGTTTGAATCATTTCATATAAATTCTGAAGCGCATATTGTCTCGTCTCATTGACCCTCAAATTAAAAATATCATCAAGGGTATATTCATAAATGAAATCATGAACAACATCGGGAGTCTTGTCCGTTGAACAATCATCAACAATATAAACTTCGTAGTTGTCATAGTCCTGATCCAAAACACTAACCAAAGCATTCTTGATATACTTTTCCGCATTACGAACCGGAATCAAAATTTTAAAATGAGTATTCATCCTACTTCGCTTCCATGAACATATTTCTTTTTATCTTCGATACCCCAAACTTGAGGCATGGTTACATAAGGAAGGTGTTGTCTTGTAATACCATTCAGCACCTTATATTCATCCCGTTTAAGCTCATTCAAAACAAGACCCTTTTTATCAAAGGGCCACCCAAGGTTTTTATCATAATCATTTGTACCACGAGTAATACTTTCTTGCGTGCAGTCGTAAACGTAAATATCATTACAGTCGGTGCTTACAAAATTGATTTCTTTTCTCAGGTGAGCTGCCACAGCCTTTAACATGAAGAAATAATCATCACAACGATTTTCCCCCTCTAATGATCGAATATTCGCCTTGACTGCTTTAGTGGTCATGCAGAGTGTGACTTCTCCACCCGGAATCTTTTCTCCATTCCAAAAAACATACGGTTGAACGGGAAGTCTCATGTCAGCAAACGTCCAAACAAATCTATTCTTTGTATACTGATTTTGAAAATCGGATCTAGGATCACCAATTTGTGCGGCAGATTCTCTGAGCGAATCTACCATGTGTGCCATTCCGCTAAGATAATCATAATTCGATTTTTCATGCAGTTCGTTCAACAAATCAAACGCCATTGGATAATAATAATCATCACCATCAATGATACACATGTGGGTCCAACCATTCTCTTCATAATTCTCAAGATAATGATCAATACACGAATTGGTGCCCCTGCCAGTATACCCATCACTTTCAGTTCTGATCAGGGTGTAATCTTTGGGAACAAAGGTCTTCAAGTCAACCTTCTCAGGTTTTAGGGAATTGAAATTGACAATAACATCATACTCAACTTCTGTCGGCTGATTCTCAATTGACCAAAAGCATCGCTCAAGATGCCTTCTATAATGACCGTGATATGTCAAAACATAAACCGCAAGTTTACCAATCATAATCCAACTTCCTTTTTGTATCCTTGAATCCAAGTTTCAATATCACCACGAGGAACCCAATCAAGAAGATTCAACGCTCTATTATTGTCTGCCAAAGTTTCTCTGGGTTCCAGAACAGCATCAACATTGATACGATCACCACCAATCATATCTGCAATCTCATTTACAGAACGATTATCCCCATTACCAATATTGATGGGAGTTCCCTCGCTTGCCAGTGGATTTTCTGATAGAGCCGCGAGAATGTTTGCCCTTACTACATCACCAACATAAGTAAAGTCTCTGCGCTGTTCACCATCTCCACGAATTGTCATGGGCTCCCCATTCAATCTCTGCTGAACGAACTTTCCCATGACCAGAGAATATGCACCCTCAAGCAATTGTCGCTCACCATACACATTGAAATATCGAAGACATGTTGATCTCAAACCATATGTTCGATAAAATTGCTTACAGTAAACTTCACCAATTAATTTTTGTGCGCCATATGGGCTCAATGGATCTGCGATATGATACTCATCCGTTGGTGTAATGTGAACATCCCCGTAAACAGACGACGAAGAAGTAAACACAAAACGATCCACATCCGCATCAACAGCAGCCTTTAATAAGTTTAGAGTTCCATTAACATTTACATTGTTAAATGCAATCGGATCTTCGATTGATGGCTGAACTCTTGCTTTTGCAGCAAGATGAAAGATAACATCAATATCATTATCATAAACAAATTTGTTCATCCATGATATAACGTGAGGAGACACGTCAGCAATATCTACCTGATAATCAAACCATGCTTTTGGATTAATATTTTCAGATTTTCCAGAGGAAAGATCATCAAAAATGAAAACATCGTTCCCATCATCAATCAATTGATCCACTAGATTGCTTCCGATAAACCCGGCACCACCCGTCACTAATGCTTTCATCGTGCCAATCCTTTCAAGAGATTGTTCCATTTCATTGCACAAGAATCCATACTATAGAAATAGTTATAATATCCAACTTGAAGATCAAGAACACTTTGTGTGGCTTCTGACCAGTAATTGTCCAGAGCAGCATTTAGATAATGATAATGATTCGCTGCATGAATTTGATCTGAAGCACACCAAGGATACATTAGAGCAAAGTCCTTGCATGTTTCTGGAAGTGCGCCATAGTTAGGAACCACAGCCAAACATCCTGCTGCAAGAGACTCGATTGCAACCAGACAAGAAGTTTCTAGATATGTACTTGGATATGCAAGAATGTGTGTTTGTTTTAATGCTTCTCGAATTTCAGCATTAGACACAGTGCCGTGATAATTGACACAATCCAATTCTTCCAGTCGAGCATATAGATCTTTATACTCGGGAAGGTTGTCTTGCTGATCACGACCATACAACTTAAAGCTGGAATAAACATCAAGCTCAAAATCGTCGCGCTTATCTTTAAGAAGTCTAACCACAGATTCTAAGATATTTAATCCACGATGGGGTGTAGAGAAGTAAATAATCTTCTTCTTTCCATCCTTCGGCTTTTCGTGTGGTTCAATTGGCTCGATGCAATTGGGAATTACCATACACTGATCAAACGGAACACCGAGCTTTTGATGAAAATCCCAAAGAGCCCAATTACTCGGAAAAACTAACTTGCGAAACATCTGTCTATTTTTTTCGTGAGATAAATGCGCTGACTCTGGATCTTCTGCAAGATCGTGAAGCCAAAGAATCTTGTCTCGGGAATCATTCACATGATCCTCACGAACTCTCTGGGGAACAACCAAAAACTTTTCTTTCAAATCATCGTCAATTCGATCCATAACTCGATTGTAAATTAACTCTGTCCCACCCATAGGTTCAGAAGAATCTTGATTAATACGAAATTCAAAACCATCTTGTGACATGATATTATTCTCCTCATCAATTCATCATGATGAAACTATATAGTCATCTTTTTTGTAGCAGTATAATAAAAAAGGGGGGGAAGCAATAACACTCCCCCCCCCAATTTAACTCAATCTAGATTAGAGAAGATTGAATCTGCACAAGACTACGATAGTCGGTTGATACCATACTTCGTAGAACCGTTAACGGCAACATCCTTGGTAACTTCCCAATTACCATAAGCCTCAACAGTCTTACGGATGGTTGACATCGTAGCACTAAAGTTCTGCACGCCAAAGCGCGCACGAGCCTGTGCCGCAGTAAGGGTACGACCCTCGCTGAGATAGTCAACAATCTTTCGTGTCTTAGAATTAGCTGCAAATGCCATATTTTTATTTCCTCTTATTGTCGGCTTCAAAAAAGTTTTGTAGAAACGCCGACCCAATCTACAAAACGGTTTAAAAATCTTTATCGAAGAATCGTCTTGTCCTTCGGAATCTCACGGTATGAATCACCTTCTCTGAAGCCCCAAAACCAAGATCGCTTACCATTATCTACGCGAAGGATTCGAGTCAACTTATTATCAGTTCCCGCTTCATACCAAAAGCGATGATCATTTTCACCGCTTCGTCTCGTCTTAACCCCGCTCATATATGTAGCTCCTCTTAAAGTAGACCCATATTATACACCACTGAGATTCAAAGTCAATAGAAAAATGCATTTTTTTGCATTTTTTTTATTAGTTGAATATACCACACTTTAAAATATAATAGGCATCCACAACATCATTTAATGGACTAATTATATTGTCCGAGCGAGGCGTCAAAGAATCTTTCAAATTAGATTCACCGTTCTCCTCAACAAATTGATTATACATATCAACCTTTGATGCTCTTCCCGAACCTGTTGCAAATTTCTTGACTGTGGTAGGAGCAAGAATATCACAATGAATTAAAGCATCCCATAATTTATATTTCAATATACCAGTATTTTCCGCTATATTGAAAACACGACCTGTCGAACCAAACGAGTATCCCTCCAAATAAACCTGAGTCACTTGATGTTTAGTCAAGACCTTCACAGCCCATGATGAAATATCATTATATCTATCTATTTCAGAATCCCAAGGTCCATGATTACTTCCGTGAAGATTNCCTTCACTAAATGNATCGAATCTAGCCAAATTTGAACGAAAATACATTTCTGTGCGTTGGTAAGAAAAGTCACCCTTTTCTGTATCGTAAACACAAATAGCTGGGGAAGTTAAAGAATAGTCAATACCCGCTAAAACAGGCATTATTCTAGTTCCTCTTCTACCCTATCGTAATCAACGTTGTAGACGCCGCAGAAAGGGCAATATCGAGCCTGTTCCAAAAAACCGTGCGTATTTGTAAAAACGCTATATTCGGTACGACACTCTGCACACTCTAAGTTGATTTCGACAACCTCTTTTTCGTATTCTTCGTCAAATGGAATAGACATTAGATAATCTCACATTCTCCGCTTGTACATGCCATCGTCTGTGAACCAATTGTTTGATCTGATTCCTCATACTTTCCAAGCTCGGTCCAATCCAAACTCTGTGGCATGTTTTTGTTTAATTCAACATATTTCTCCTTGTCAATCTCCATGAAAGGAGCTTGTTTATATATATGATCTGTATGGGGCAGAAACGAAACACCAGTTAATTCATCGAAGTGTTCATATACCCATGCACCAACCTCAACCCATTCATGTTCTTTTACGGTTACTGTACATGATGGATTGTGTTCACACCAATGTTGCTTATACGCCAACCACCTCTCCAACTGTTCAATGGCAGAAAGATCAGTAGTGACAACAGATTCCTTTGGAGCAGAAACTGGAAAAGAAAATACATGATTGTGGTCTGGAGCAATAACATCATCCTCAACAGGAACTCCCCGATCAATCATAAATTGACTTGCCGGATCTTTTTTGTCGGCACGAACCGTGCGAATATAGTATGGCGAAAACCTTGAATGAATACCACTCGCAGAATCAACTAGGACGGAAACCGTTCCAGAAGGTTTGACTGTCGTAATCGCAGTTGATTGGGGAATACCAAAAACCTTTGACCATACCAAATTAGTTTCAATCGCAACTCCCTTGAGAATGGTAAGGATCTCGGCGAGATTATTTCTCTTGCCATTAGTCAACTTGTTATCCATGATACCAGTTAGGCTGACACCCAACAGTCGCTCCTCTTCAGCATTCTTTTTCCAGTCTGCACGAAGATACTTAAACTTGGTCAGAGTAGACTGCATAGTTCCAATAATCGTTGCAATCTCAACCTTTCGTTCAAGATCTGCAAGAGTATCTGATTCGCGGACAACTACCTCAGAAAGATTACAGAATCCATTTGGACGAAGAATAATTTCAGAACATGGATTTACGCCAAACTCATAATCAATATCTCGTCTTCCGTTTTCTGCTGCTTTTTCTTTAAGAGCTTGACGATTGACAATACCACGTTCACCACTCTTGGAGTTATAAAGTGAAAGCCACTCTGCCATAAACACACCAATGTCAGGCTTTTCTTTATATACCGCAGAGTTATTTGAAAACGAACGATGTTGTTCTGTCGTATACCACTGACCCGTCTTGGCATGTCGCATTCGCTCATCAGTCAAATCGGAAAGAGAAATCAAAGCCGCGCGACGAACACCACCAACCACAACACAAGATGCCACATGACACATAAGATCATGACACTCAAGAGAAGTCAGCTTTCTACCAGAAGCCTGTCGGAATGTATTGATGAAGGATATAAATGTTTTGACCAACGGTTCTGGTCCAGATGCTCGACCACCAAAAACTTTTAAAGGTGCGCCAGAGGGACGAACATTTGATGTGTCAATGTTTGGAATTTGTCCTGTGTAAAGCATTGCAACAAGTTCTTTTAGAGCCTTTGCCCAACCCAACTTGCTATCGGCAACAACAATCGTACTGTCTGTTTCGTGAAATTCTTCGGCAACGTTAGGAAGTTTTTCGATATGCTGGGTTTCCACAGAAAATCCAACACCCGTACCATTCATAAGAATATAAAGAGATTCATCAAATGCGCGTGGAGAGTCAACAGCAACAAAGGAACAATTATATCCTGCAATATTTTCACGTTCCAATGCAGTACCAGCCGTCATCATAGATCGCATAGAAGGCATAACTTCCATGTTGAAAATCGCTTGACGGATATCATCTTTCACATCTTCAATCGAACCCTTCGTGGTATTTTTGAGATGTTCATCAAAGAAGTTCACAAATCGGTCAACAGTTTCATCCCATGTTTCTCGACGACTCTTCTCAGGAAGCCATCGAGCATATCGAGAAGAGTGAATGTATTGTTGTAGAACGGTCATCTTAGGGGTTGTCATTTTTAATTTTCTCCTACCAGATATTTCCAAGATACCGGGAATCTTTCTTTCATACTGAAACTAATTAAGTTAGCGATTTCTCTCGTCTCTCTTTGAGTGTCTTTTGCACATCGTAAATTACAAACTCTTGCAAATGCATATAGAGAGCCTGTCCAATACCACTCTGTCATAAGACTTTGAGGAAGAACCATACGAGCCTGTTCCGCACAGACACCCGCGTCAATCAGTTGATTATATAGGCTCACACATTTCTTACCCATTTTCTCAACTGCATCATCAACCGAAAGTTCATTAATCAAAAGCCACAAAACTTCTTCAGTTTCAGAAGAACCTTGCTTTTTATTCTCAGGATTGGCTCGCCAACTCTCTGGTCTAAAAAGTTCTGGTTCTGTTTGAATATATC